GCCCATATGGCTCACAGTCAATTCGGAGCCGACTGGATCCTCCCGTTCGACGCCGACGAATACTGGTATTGGACCGACGGCACCCTCAAAGAGTTCTTCAACCAAGCCGACGCCGACGTCTACACCGCCACCGGCTGGGACCACATCGCCACAGACGACGACGACCCCACCGAAACGTCACCATTTCAACGGATCCGACATCGCCGTCAATCCCCCCAAAAAATGGGCAAAGTAGCGTTCCGCTATCACCCCGACGTTTGGATTGACTTCGGAAACCATTTCGTCTTCAACCATCCCGGCATCCCAGCAGCCGCCCTCAACTACCGCCACTACCAGTACCGGTCATTCGAGCAGCTCGTCACCAAAGCCCGCAACGGAGCAGCCGCCTACAACGCCACCAACCTCCACCCCACCTATGGGGCGCACTGGCGACAACTTGGCGGACTCGACGACCGGAACCTCTGGGCTACTTGGCGGAAACTTTGTGAAGAAACCGGCCTCATAGAAGACCCGGCGCCATGACCATCGCTGTCATCATCCCCACCTACAACCGGCTAGAACTAACCCAAAACTGTCTTGCATCAATCGCGAGGCATGACCCAGTCGACGAAATCATTGTTGTCGACAACGGATCCACCGACGGAACCGAAAAACTTGCCACCATCAACAACCCTCACAACCTCGGTTTCGCTGCCGCCTGCAACCAAGGCGCCCGCCATGCCACAGCCGACCGGCTCATCTTCCTCAACAACGACACCATCGTCCACCCCAACTGGACCTCACACACCAACCACCTCGACGACCCAACAGTCGGAATCGTCGGACCCAAACTCATCTACCCCGACTGCCAAATCCAATCCGCCGGAGTCGCCATCGACTTCAACCGGCCCCCAGGACTCGAAGCATGGAACCTCACCATTGACTGGTCTACAGAACCCATCGACGTCGACGCCATAACCGGCGCCTGCCTCTCCATCCGAGCAGACACCTTCCACAGCCTCGGCGGCTTCGATGAGGGATACTGGAACGGCTACGAAGACGTCGACCTATGCTTAGCGGCCGTCGACGCCGGATTCCGTAACGTCTACGATCCACACGCCACCGTCACTCACCTCGAGTCACAATCCGGTTCGGAACGCTGGTCCGCCGTAGCCGAAAACGTCACCCGCCTCCGAACAAAATGGAGTCCCAAAAAATGACCATCACCAACGGCTACACCACCCTCAACGACTTCAAAGCGTACCTGTTCCCCTCGGCGAACTACGGAACCGCTGAAGACGCCCAAATGGAAGCAGCCATCGAAGTCGCATCCCGAACCATCGACGCCTTCACCAACCGGCGCTTCTACCTCGACGCCACAGTCTCCCCACGCGTCTACTACGCCGACACCCACATCCGATGTGTCGTCGACGACTTCTCAACCACAACCGGTCTCATCATCAAAACCGACACAGGCGATAACGGCACCTACGACCAAACATGGGCGACCGACGAATACATCCTCGAACCCCTCAACGCCGAAATCGGTGGCATCTCCAATCAGCCCTACAACAGCATCCTTGCCACCATCCCGAAACTGTTTCCCGTCACCGGCCGACGCCCTCGAGTCCAAGTGACCGCCAAATGGGGATGGGCAGCAATCCCAGACTCCATCGCCCAAGCCTGCCTCATCCAAGCCGCCCGCATCTACCGACGCGCGCAAACCCCAGAAGGATTCGCAGCAGGCGAAGCATTCGGAGCCATCCGAGTCTCCACCCGACTCGACCCTGACGTCCAAATGCTTATCTCCCCCTACCGACGCGCAGGCGGACAAGGACTGGTCATCGGATGAACCTTGCATCGGTAAGAGCAGGCATCACCAACGCCCTCCAAAACGTCAACAACCTCCGAATCTATGAGTGGATTCCCTCAACGATTCAACCGCCAGCAGCTGTCGTCTCACTTGGGACCGGACAGTATGACGCCGACAACACTGAAGGAATGCTCGTCAACTATGGCGTCCTCGTCATGCTCACCCGAGCAGACGACCAAAACAGTCAGCAACGCCTCGACGAATTCTTGGGCCAAGGCAACGACTCCATCTACCAAGTCATCGACACCGACCCCACCCTGTCCGACTCCTGTGATTCCTGTCGGGTCACCTCCTGGAACAATCCAGGCACCTTCACCATCGGCGGCATCGAATACTTAGGTGTCGAAGTCAACCTCGAGGTTCTTGGCTAAGTGCGAATCCTGACAGTGGAACCCGGCCCGCAATTCTCTGTCGCAGACGTCCACAACGGATGGCTCCGAGCGTTAAAACGCTCCGGCAATGAAGTCCACAACTTCAACCTCTCCGACCGAATCACCTTCACCGAAAACGCCATCCGAGGCAAAGTGTCCGAAACAGAAAAAGGACACATCGCCGCCCGAATGGTCGGCGAACAACTACGCGCCGTCTGCTTCGACTTCTGGCCCGATCTCGTCATCATCACGTCCGCCTTCCTCATCCCACCACGAACCTTCGACATCATCCGATCTCGAGGAATCCGAATCGCAGTCATCCTCACAGAGTCCCCGTATGAGGATCCTTCACAACAGCCCATCGCTGCCAGAGCCGACGCCGCATTCATCAACGACCCCACCAACCTCGACACATTCCGTCAAACCCAACCCAACACCTGGTATATGCCCCAGGCATACGATCCCGAAATCCATTACCGCCACCCAATATCAAACGATCTCCGAGCCGACTTCGGATGGGTAGGAACCGCCTTCCCCTCCCGAATTGATTTCTTCGAACAAGTCGACTGGACCGGAATTGACGTTGCCTTCGCCGGAAACTGGCAGGCACTCGACGACAATTCACCACTCCACCAGTTCCTCGTCCACAACCAAATCGGCTGTTTCCCCAACGAACACACAGTCGAGCTGTACTCCTCAGTCCACGCGTCAGCGAACCTTTACCGCAAGGAAGGCGCCGAAGGCCATGACCAAGGCTGGGCGATGGGTCCACGCGAAGTGGAACTGGCCGCCACAGGAACTTTCTTCCTTCGAGAACCCCGCCCCGAATCCGATCAGATTCTTTCCATGTTGCCGACCTTCGAAACACCCGAAGAGTTCGGAGAGAAACTACGATGGTGGCTGAACCATCCGGCAGAACGGCAAACAGTCGCACTCGAGGCACGAAACGCAATCGCCACCCGAACTTTCGACAATAATGTCCGGCATCTGCTGGAATGTGTAGCAGCTCTCCCGAGCATCCCGACGTGACCGGAGAACCCCAGACCCCACCAACTCCCCAAGGAGAAACCAATGGCACGTCGCCACGGCCGTAATGGTCGCCTTTACCTCGGCATCGCTACAAGCGCCGCCGCCGCTTCATCCGTCGCTTTCCTTAAGCAGTGGTCAGCAGAATTCGGAACCGACACTGTTGAAGTCACATCGTTCGGTGACAGCAACAAAATCTATGTTTCGGGTCTCTCTGACGCTCAGGGCAGCTTCTCCGGTCACTTCGACGATGCGACCGCACAGTCCTACACCGCCGCTGTCGATGGTGACGCCCGCCGCTTCTACCTTTACCCAGACATCACCAACGCCCCGAATGTGTACTGGTACGGAACCGGCTTCTTCGACTTCTCAGTCGATGCCCCTGTCGACGGTGCAATCACCGTTTCGGGCAGCTGGCGTGCAGCCAGCACAGTCGCCAAGAACGGCTAGTGGCTGTAGGGGCTGGGGTCTACGTCAGCAACCTGGCCGAGGTTCGGAAGTATCTTCGAAAGATACATCCGGACCTCGTCCCGGTCCTACGCGAAGACCTCAAATCCGCCATCATCATCAACACTCTCCCCGCCATTCTTCGTCGGGTACCAAAGAAGTCCGGCTACGCCCGCTTCACAGTCAACGCCAGAGCAGGCGGAAACACTTTGTACGTCCAAGCAGGCGGCAAATCATCCGTGGCTCCGTACTTCGGATGGCTGGACTTTGGTGGCACCCTAAGAAACCGTGGACCAGGACGAAACCAAACGATCGTCCGACCTATCATTCCCAAAGGCCGCTACGTCTACCCAGCCATCTACGAAACACAAAACCGACTCGTCGAGGCCGCTGGCCGAGCAGTCGACAAAGCAGTCCAATCCGCCCTCCGATAAAGGAACAGCCCGCCATGTTCGACAAATACCGAATCACCCTCAACGACGGAACCACACTAGAAGCCGAAGGCCGCAAAGCCGACGCCGTCAAGTTCGAACGTCAATTCCACATGCCGATCTCCAAACTGTTCAACGAAGACGGCATCTACACCGAACACATCATGTTTCTCGGATGGTGTGCAGCCAAACGATCCAACCCCGACACTGTCGACTTCGACGACTGGATCGAAACAATTAAAGACGTCGAGATCGTTACCGGCGAAGAAGTCCCCCCTACGGAGCCGAGTTCTTCACCCTCGCTGTAGCAGCGATGGCGATTGACTCGGGCATCCCAATGTCTGTTCTCCTTGACGAACCCGACCACTACCTCGAGGCAATGTTCGAAGTTCAAACAAGACGCAGAGAATCCGCCGAATACGGTTCGGACGCTAAGCGTTGGGACGAGTGAGGAAACCCTATGGCCGCCGGAACAGACAAAAGCAAAGTCAGGGTCGCCGTAGTAGGCGACGCCTCACAACTCCAAAAAGAACTCCTCAAAGCCGAAGGTCAACTCAACGGCTTCGGAGCTAACGCCAAAAAGTCAGGCGATCTACTCCGCTCTGCGCTGTTCGGAACCGCCGTCCTTTACGGAGCCAAACAGCTCGTCGACGCCGCCGCCAATCTTGAACAGGCAGTCGGAGGCACCGCCGCTGTCTTCGAACAAGCCTCCGGACCCATCAACGAGTTCGCAAAAAACGCCGCCAAACTTGCTGGCCTTTCCGAAGAAACCGCTAGAACACTCACCAGTCGGCTCGGAGCATCACTCAAAGGCTTTGGACTGTCTGCAGAAGAGGCTGCTGAACAGGCAGTGTTCCTCACTCAAACAGGCGCCGACCTTGCTGCCACACTTGGCGGGAGCACCGATGAAGCCGTCACCGCTTTAGGCGCTGCCCTTCGAGGCGAGTTCGACCCCCTGGAGCGTTTCGGCATCGCCCTCAAAGCTTCAGACATCGCAGCCAAAGCCGTCTCTATGGGCTTGGCCGATAACGCTTCTAACGTGTCAACCCTCGCCAAAGGCCAAGCAGCCCTAGCACTCATTACGGAAAAATCAGCGTTCGCCCAAGGACAGTTTGGACGTGAAGCAACTACTGCTTCG